CGTCGCTGCCGTCGCCGACCTGCACGGTCTGGCTAAGCACGCGCGAGCGGGTCCGCGACGCGGTCATCACGACGCGACATATCGTCGCGGGCCCGTGGCCGCTGCCCGATGCGGACCGCGAGCCTGGGCTCGAGCCATGAGGGTTCGAATCCTGGGCGGTGGCTGGTACGGGTGCCATATCGCGACGGCGCTGATGAGCCGCGGCCATGAGGTCGAGTTGCACGACGTCGCGTCGCACCTGTTCGCGGGGGCCAGTGGTGGGAATCCGGCGCGGTTGCACCTGGGTTTCCATTACCCGCGCTCGCGGATCACGCGCGCCATGTGCCAAGAAACCCACCGGGCGTTCATGGACCGCTACGGCGACCTGACGCGCACGGTTCCGCTCAACGTCTACGCGATTGCCGCCGGCGAAAGCCTGGTGGATTTTGGGACGTACCTTCAGGTGCTTCGCGGCGAGGTCGAGTTTGTGCAGCTCGAGCGGCCGACCGAAATTGGGCTCCGTCACGTGGAAGGCGCAATCCTCACGGGCGAGCGGCATATCGTCATTGGTGCGGCGCGTCAGTATTTCGAGGCAAAGCTGGGCGAGGTTTGCCGGTTCAATGTGCCACCCGCGGACCCGACGGAAATGTTCGCGCGGGGGTTCGACGTGACGATCGACTGCACGTTCTGCGCGCGCGAGGGTGCGAACGTCGAGCGTTACGAGCCGTGCGTGACCGGACTGCTGGAAGGGCCGACCGATCGAGCGATCACGATCATGGACGGGCCGTTTCCGTCGCTGTACCCGTGGGATGAGGCCGCGGGGCTGTCCAGTCTGACCAGCGCCAAATACACGCCGCTGCGGCGCTGCTCGCGCTGGGGCGAAGCCAACGATGTTCTCGAGAACGTGAGCGCGACGGCCGTCGACTTACAGGTGCGCTCCATGTTCGACCAGCTGTGCCATTTCTACCCCATTGCCCGCGATCTGTACCGTGTCGTCGGGGCGAAACTGAGCATCCGGGCGCAGCCGCGCAGCGGCGCCGATGCGCGATTCGTCGACGTGGTCTGGACCGGACCGGCGACCCTGCGGGTCCGCGCCGGCAAAATCGACGCGATACTTCACGCGGAACGACTGGTCGAGGAGGCGTTGTCGTGTCGCTGCTAGTAACCGGTGCAAGCACGACGATCGTGCGGGCGGTCGCGGCATTGTCTGGCGAACAGGCGATGCGGATCGACGCGGACTTGGCGGAGGTCGGCTGCTCGTTTCGGTTCCCGGAAGTGCCGCCGCATCACAACCGGTACGTGCTCGCGGCCGGATACCTCGCGGGAAAATCGCTCGAGGACGCGGACGCCGACGAGCTTAACCGCGCTTGGCTGGTCAATTTCGTGAACACGGCGCGACTGGTCAACGCAATCACCGCGCGCGACCCGTTCGCGCGGATCTGCGTCGTGGGGTCCATGTCGGCGCTGGTCGGATCATACGACGAAGCCTACGCCGCATCGAAGCGGGCGCTGCATGACTGGTGCGAGCGCCGACCGCAAAAGCCTGGGCAACAGCTGGTTGTGGTGGCGCCGCCCATCATCATCGATTCCGGAATGACGGCAAGCCGGCCCGACCTCGCGAGCGTGCGACAAACACGGCAGTGGGTGACCGCGGCTGACGTCGCTCGGGTTATCTGGGGCCTGTTGTGGTCGGCGCAACACCGGAGCGGCAGCGGCGTCTATCGGGTGCCGCCTACGCCGTGGGCGGATTACGGTGGCGGAACATCCGATGCGCCCCGGTAAGGCGAAGCCGCTCGACAGCTGCGACGAGCCGCTGTATCGGTTCGCCATCGGCTTGTGCGGTCGCCGGCGTGGACTCGCGGTCGACGGCGGCGCACACCTGGGAACCTGGACCCGCATGATGGCGCGAGATTTTGCGACCGTGGTGGCGTTCGAGCCGCAGCCGGATATTTTTGCAAAGCTGCTGCAATACTCGACGAGCTGGCCGGAAGCGACTCGCTGTGCGCTGCGCATCCACAAGGCCGCCCTGCATTCGGCGCGTGGTGTATGCCGCATGGTGAACGATCCAAAGCGCGCGACCTCGACCGCGGCCTATGCGAAGCTGGGGCCGGCTGGCAATGAGGATGGGAGCACGGACGTCGAAGTGTTGACGCTCGACGGCCTCAAGTTGCACGCGCTCGACCTTTTGAAACTGGACCTCGAGGGCGGCGAATTGTTCGCGCTACAGGGCGCGCGGGACCTGTTGCGAGAGCACCGGCCCGTTGTCGTGCTCGAGGAAAGCAAGCTGGCGACGCGGCACTACGGCATCGCACCGGATGCGGCGCGGCGGTTCCTCGAGGACATGGGCTACGCCGTGGCCGCGCGCGACGGGGTCAACGTGGTCATGGCGCCGTGACCCGGATCGTAGTCGTCACCGGGTGGAGCCCGGCAGGCTATCGCGAGTATGGCCGGCGGTTCGTCGAAACGTGGTCGCGATTTTGGCCGCGCAGCGTGGAACTTGTGGTGTACGTCGAGGAACCGTGCGATCTGCCGCTCGGTGCGATTGCTCGCGACCTGGCGGCGGTGCCTGGCGTGCAGGAATTTCTGCGCGTTCACGGAGCTGACGCCGAGGCGCGCGGGCGGGCGGTGCTGCCGACGTGGAAAGAAAGCGCGCGCCGCATGGGCTACAACTGGCGGTTTGATGCCGTCAAATGGTTCCGGCAAGCGTTCATCATGCGGGACGCGGCGGCTGGGTTGTGGCAGGGCGCCGACACGCTGCTTTGCTGGCTGGACGGCGACGTGGTCACGCATCGGGCGGTGCCGCTCGAGTTTCTACCATCGCTGCTACCGCGCGGCAGGTGCGTGGCGTTTCTGGGCCGCGGGGACAAGCATAGCGAGATCGGGTTCCAGCTATACCGGCCCGCAGCGTTTCCGATGCTGGAATGCTGGTCGAGCTTGTACGAGAGCGGCGAATTCAAGCGGCACAAGGAATGGCACAGCGCGTATCTGTGGGACGTGGCGCGCCGGGCCACGCTCGAGCCGGCCGACTGGCACGACCTGACGCCGGGAGGGCACGGTCACGTCTGGCACGCGTCTGTGCTCGCGCAGTACACCGATCACCTCAAAGGCGAGCGAAAAAAACATGGTCGATCACCGGAACGCCGCCGCTAAGGTCTACATCGGGTGGGACCCGCGCGAAGTCGCCGCCTATGACGTGGCGGTGTGGTCGCTACTCGAGCGCGCGACGCTGCCGGTGGCCGTCACGCCGCTCAAGCTGCGCAACTTCGAGCTCACCCGCATGCTTTGCCGGCCGCGCTCGACGCTCCGTCCGGGGCGCTCGCTGCGCGTCGCCGAGGGGCGCGTGGAGCGTAAGTGGGTGGCGGCATCGCAAGCCGGCACCATGGTCGACGATATCAGCGGCGCGCCGATGTCGACCGAGTTCGCGCTGTCGCGGTTTCTGGTGCCGCTGCTCGCGCAGTCTGGCTGGGCGCTGTTCACCGACTGCGACGTACTGTTCCTGGGCGACGTCGCCGAGCTGTTTGCGCTCGCGGATCCGCGCTTCGCGGTCATGGTGGTGAAGCACGGGGAGCTGCCGACCGCCGGCTTCAAGATGGACGGGCAGGTGCAGGTGCCGTACCCGCGCAAGAACTGGTCGTCGGTCGTCCTGTTCAACTGTGACCATCCTGCGAACCTTGCGCTGACGCTTGAGGTTATCAACACGATGCCTGGGCGCTGGCTGCACGCGTTCCGCTGGCTGGCTGATGAGTTGATCGGCGCATTGCCGCCGGCGTGGAATTGGCTGGTGAACGTGAACCCTTACCCGGACGCGCCGAAGGTGGCACACTACACGCTCGGTGGGCCATGGCTGCCCGGGTGGCAAGGCGCGGAACATGACGACCTTTGGCTATCAGCTGCGGCGCGTCGAGGGTCCGACGCTTGAGCCGGTCACGCTCGCCGAAATCAAGCGGCAAGCGCGGATCGACGACGACCTGACCCTGGAAGATGACGACCTCGCGTTCTGGATTCAGGCAGCGCGCGAGCACGCGGAGGACTTCCTGCGGATCACGCTGCTCGAAACGACCTGGGAGGCGAAGTTTGCCGACTTCCCGCGCGACGATACCGCGCGCCTCGTGTTGCCCATGGCGCACCCGCTGATCGCGGTCGAGTCGGTCCAATACTTCGACCATACAGGGGCTGAGCGGTTGCTGGACGGTTCGGACTTCCAAACCGTTCGCGACGTGCCGCCCTATCTGCTGCCGTTGTACGCGCACACTTGGCCTGCGACAAACAGGGCGGCCGATGCTGTCACGGTGCGCTATCGGGCCGGGTTCGTGGGTGCTGGATCGCCCGGCGACGCGTCCGGCGTGCCGGCAATCATCCGGCAGGGCATTCGGATGTTGGCCGCGGCCTGGTACGAGAACCGGGAGACAATGACCGACAAACAGAAAAACGAGATCGCCTACGGGTTCGAGCGGGCGCTGCAAGCGTACCGGGTGTTGCCATGACGGGCTGCGGCACCTGCGAGCGGTTGCGGCGCATACTGCCCGGTGCCATGGCTGACCGGTTGCGCCAGCTTGAGCTCGACCGGGCCCGGCGCCGCGAGGCGCGCAAGGCGCAAAAGCGCGCCGCGCAGGGTCAAGTTGTTCCACGTGGAACATAACGATGGAAGCCGGGCGGCTACGGCATCGAGTCACGGTTCAGCGGGCGGTCGACGTGACGACGGATTCGGGCGCGGTTGAAACCCGGTACGTCGACCTTTTCGACGCCTGGGCGGAAGTGCTGCCGTTGACGCCGCGGGAACAGATGGCCGCGGCGCAGGTGCAAAGCGACATCACCGCGAAGATTCGGATCCGCTACCGGCCTGGACTCGACGCGCGCTGCCGGGTCACGTGGCGCCGTGAGGCGGGCTCGCCGTCGGTGATCGAGGTGTTCGACGTTGAGGGGCCGCCGGTCGAGGTGCAGGGTCGCCGTGCGGAAATCTGGTTGATGTGCCGCCGCCGCGATGCCGAGGGATTCCGCGGGGGTGAACCCTGATGGCGCTCGAGGGCGTGCGAGAACTTGACGCGCAGTTGGCCGGGCTGACCCGGGCCGTCCGAGGGCGGGTGCTGCGAACGGCGGTCCGAGCGGCCATCGGCAAGGCGCGCGAACGCGCCGAGGCGACGATTCCGACCGGCACCGTGCCGCACCGGACGCACAAGGGCCGGCTCGTGGCGCCGGGCTTCGCCAAGCGCAACATCCGGGTAGCCGTGAGGCTGGATAGGACGCGCGAGAAGGCGACCGGCGTGCTGGGCGTGGACCCGGAGGCGTTCTACGCCGTGCAGTTCGTCGAGCTGGGCACCGTCAAGGTCGGGCCGCGGCCATGGTTGCGGCCGGCATTCGATGCGACGCTGGCTGAACAACAGCGCGAACTTGCCGCGAGGCTTCGTCGTGCGCTGCTGGACGCCGCGAAGAAGCGGTCGAGGGTGGGCCCATGAGCGGGCCTAACCTTTACGCGTTTCTGACTTCGGTTCCGGAAGTGGCCGCGCTCGCCGGCGACCGCGTATTCCCGGATCGAATACCGCAAAAGGTATGGGCAACGGTGGCGCGAATGCCGTGTGTCGTGTTCAACCTCGTGAGCCAGTCACGGAGCGCAACCTACTGCGAAACGGATCGGATTGTTTCGGCGGTGTATCAGCTGGACCATTACGCGCCCGAATTCGACACCGCCGATCAGCTGGCCGAGGCGACCCGCGTGGCGCTGCGTGATTTTGTCGGGCTGATGGGTGATACTTCGGTGCGGCTGACACGGCTCGAGTCAGGCCGCAACATGATCGAACCCGAGCCGGGGCTGTTCCGCGCGTCGCGGGACTGGCGTTTCTGGTACATCGAACCGTAGGAGGTTCGCGCGATGCCGTCAGAAGATACCAAACTGGGCAACGACTTCCGGTTTCAGCTGGGCGACGGCGGTTCGCCGGAAGTATTCGCGAACATGTGCGCGGCGATCGACGTCGCTGGCCTGGGCGCGGAGAAAGCGCTGGTCGAGGTGACCAGCATGTGCGACAACGCGCGCACGTACCGCAACGGCCTGGCGGACGGCATCGAGTTTCCGCTGGTCGTGAACTTCATCCAAGGCGATACGCAAATCCGGTCGGTCTACGCCAATTTCCAGAACGACACGGTGCGCACGTTCCGGCTCGCGCTGGCAGACACGCCGGGCGAATACTTTGAGTTTCGCGCGATCGTGCGCGGGTGGAATATCGCGCCGCCGATCGGTGACAAGGCGACGATGACGTTCACGCTCAAAGTCAGCGGCGAAGTGACGTGGGTGCAGGCGTAACCATGGGCCAGCGCTGGGCGTTCGAGCAGGACGTTGTCGAGGTCGGCCGGAACAGGGTGACGGTCCGTGAGTTGAGCGACGCCGAGCGGGCGCGCTTCGCCACTGCTGGAAAGGACCCGGCGTACAGCAAGCTCGAGCTTCTATCGCTGCTCGTGTCGCTCGCCGCGGTCGAGCCGACTCTGACGCAATCCGAGGCGCAGGAAATGCCGTCGCGGCTGCTCGACGCCGCCGCGGGGCGCATCATGCAGTTGTCCGGGCTGGATCAAGACGAAAAAAAAGCCTGAATGCTGACGAGCTGACGCGCTGCCGGATCGGCGCGTTGTTGGGCATCGCGCCGTCGGCCGTCGGCGCCATGCCGGCGCGGGATGTCGTGTTACTGTCACGGTACTGGGCCGAGGAACCGTGGGGAGCATGGCGCGACAACCTGCACGCGGCTATCATCGCGCGAGAAGTTGCACGCTTGACGAGGCGCCGTGGCGCGCGGATCGAGCTGAAAGACTTCATGGTGGTGAACACCGAGCGACGCCGGCAGGACGCGCAAAGCTCGCTGGTTGCCGCGCTCAAGGCGATCGCTGTTCCGAGGGCGCCCCGTGACCGATCTGGCAAAACTGGTCGTAAAGCTCGAGGCTGAAACGTCGCGATACGTCGCGGAACTCGAGAAAGCTAACCGGAAGCTCAACAGTTTCGAGAAATCGGCGACCCGGGCGGTCGACAAAGTCAAGAGCGGGCTCGCCGGCCTGGCAGCGGGCGTGACGGTTGCAGCGCTGGGCGCGTTCGTCAAACAGTCGATCGACGCGACCGACCGTTTGCTGGACCTGTCGCAGCAAACAGGCATCACGGTCGAGCAGCTTTCGAGGCTGGGGTTCGCTGCAAAGCAATTCGGCTCCGACTTGCCGACCCTCACCACCGGATTGCGCGCGCTTTCGAAGCAAGCCGCTGAGGCCGCGCGCGGATCACAAAGCGCTGCGGCGGCGTTCACGACGCTTGGCGTGTCGGTGACAGATTCGAACGGCGCCATTAAATCCGCTGACGCGCTGCTGATCGAGATCGCGGGGGCGCTGAGCCAGTACGAGGACGGGATTGGAAAAGCCGCGATTGCGCAGCAGCTGTTCGGAAGGGGTGGCGCGGAGCTGATCCCGCTGCTGAATCAGGGCGCCGAGGGAATAGCCAAGTTCACCGCGAAAGCCGACGAGCTGGGCATCACCGTCAGCACGGAAACAGCTACCGCCGTGAGCGACTTCAACGATCGCCTGGACGTATTGAAAGCGCAGGCGGCGCAGGTGGGAACCAAGATCGGCCTGGCGTTTATCCCGACCCTGTCGCGCTTGGCCGATGCACTGAGCAACAGCGCCGGCGGTGCGGATGCGCTGCGGCTGGTTTCCGGCAGCCTGGCGGCCGCGCTGAAGGGAGTTGCAACAATCGGGTTTGGTGTTGCAACCGTGTTTGAGAGGCTTGGAAACGGCCTGGGCGCCCTTGCGGCGGCGGCCGTTGCGGCGGCGCAGGGTGAGTTAGGGCGCGCGGCGTCGATCATTCGGGAAGCGAACGCGGATGAATCCAGAGCGCTTGCGGATGGGCTCGAGTTCGTCAAAAAGCTGTGGAGCGAAGCGGGCGCGAGCGTTGAGGCGACCACCAAAAAAACCGACGCTGCGGTCAAGGGCTCGCTCGTGTTCGGCGGCGGCGGTGGTGGCGGCGCATCGAGCGCTAAGGACAAGGGGCCGACGTTCGACCTGGACGCGCTGCTCGAGGACCAAGCGGACTATTTCGACCGGCTCGACGCTCTGACGCAGACCAGCACCGAGAAAGCGTTGGCGAATTTCGAGCGGCAGCGGGCCGCGCTGGAACAGCTGTGGGTCGCCGGGCGCATCGGCCTCGAGACGTACAACGCGCGCCTGTCCGAAGCGCTCGACGACATTCTCACCGAGGTCGAAGTTAAAAGTAAGCGCGTGAAGGAACCGCTCGAGAAGGCCGCCGAGCAGGTTTCTACGTTCGCCGATCAGGCGGCACGCAACACCGTCGACATTATCGCGGACAGTCTCCGCAATGGGTTCGAGGGCGGCGCCAAGGGTGTTTTGCAAGCCGTGGGGCGGATGCTGGCTGACATCACCGCGCAGATTGTCGCCGCGGACCTTGGCAGGCGGTTGTTCGGCGACCTGGCAACTGGCGGCGGAACCGGCGGCAACGGGATCGTCGGTTCGATCCTGGGCGGCATCGGATCGTTTTTCGGTTTCGGTGGCGGGCGCGACGCGGGCGGGCGTGGTCTACCTGGCATGGCCTACGCAATCGGCACGGGAGCGCAGCCGGAGGTGTTTGTACCGGATACGGCGGGGGAGTTTTACCCGGCTGGTGCGCTGGCCGGCGTGAACGTGACGCAGTATTTCACGATCCAGGCGCCGCAGGGCACGGTCTCGCGACAGACCGAGATGCAGATAGGCGCCGCCGCGGCGCGCGGGCTGTCGACCGCGGCACGCCGCAACAGCTGAGGCTACGATGCTGCAACCCGATACGCTCGAGGTGTTCCCGATTTGCCCGGCCTACGGGTTCACG